TATAATATCATTTGCACTATCATTCGACCAATCAACCGATGTTAGAGATGGTGGTGGAACTAATCTTGGACCGGAAAGTATGTTAGTATATGGTGAGTTGGATACACCTGCAGATTCAATAGTTACGGGTTCGATTCTACAATTTCCAACATTTTTTCCAGTAAAACTAAATTTTGCGTATGCCCGTCTTTCTGCTATAAATTGATTAGCAGAACCCTCTAATTTACCATTATAAAATATATCTGCCGGAACCGGTTTTTTCCCAAATTCTAAAAGACTTTCCATATTTTTAAACTATTATATTATTTATAAAATTATATTCTTCAATTATTTGGGTTATTTCGGTTGGTATTCTTATTTGTTTCCCAATAGGAAGTAATAAATCACCTTTCCCAATCCCATTTGCTTCTGCGATAATCCACCATAATGTAGGGTCTTTATAATACTGCCATGCCAAATTATCTAATCTATCATAATAAGAACCAATAATGTAAATATCGGACAATTTTTCAGGTATATCAGGAAACCTAACAGTTGGTAAATAATTTCTTTTATTTTTTATATCTAAAAAAGTAAATTGTTGGTTGTATCTTTTCATATTAAAATTATGGTAATGCCACTATTGGGCGATTTGTTATTACTGGTCCGGTTGAAGGAAATGGTACGGTTGGTACTTGATTTGTTGGTGATCCGATAATACCAGTTGGTGCTAATGATGTTGCTGGTGATAATTCCGGTGGTAAAATTTGAGGGGCACCACTTTTTCTAGCGGATGTTTTCATTGGTATTTCATTGGGATATAATTTTGATAATGTATCAGGTGCTCCCACACCACCACCGTTAATAAAATTAGGTTTTTTGGGGTCTACTTTAGTAAAGTCATCAGTTTGTTTTAATGGATCTTCTTTGTAATTTGCATTATTTCTACCATAAGGATTATAATAAAAATCATATGGAGTATTAGTATTAGAGTGTAATGTATGTCCCAACAATTTTAAGGTTATTGAAATATCAACACCCATTGGAAGTTCATTTCCATCTGATCCTCTATTTAATCCAATTTCCCAAGTAAAATCATCAGGAACTGTATATGTTAAATTTGTAATTAAAGCCGGAAACTTTATATACATTGTTCCAAGAGTAAAGTTTGTTATATTACCACGATACCCATTTTTAACATAGGTAGGCATACTCATATTAGCTAATCGTTCTAAACGAATCCACATTGGTCCTAATTCTTGAACTGAATATGCGAATACTCTAAAACCAAAAGTTAATTCTCTACTAAATGTATCATAAATGTATGCGTTTTCTGCTCTACCACTATATTTTATTTCCGTCCAATTTGGGGAAAAAGTTTCACTTATACTATTAACAGTTCCTCTAAATTGAATGGTTTTATCCGATGTGGTAAAAGAAAGTTTTATTAAGTCTTGATAATTATCACCATTAGTAGATCTTCCTATGCATTCATCTGAGTTTCCTAAACCGAGTTTTTTTTCTATGTTTTCATTGGTGTAATAATTTTCCAAATTATACCTTAATCCCCCCTCAACATATCTACCTTTACCAGTTTGCGAATTAAACCCAACCGATTCTTTTGTTTTATTTCTAAAATCGTTGAATGAAAGTTTCGTTTCATTTGCCAAATTTCTAATATCATCATAGTTTAATACACTATCACCCGTTTTTAATCTTCTACTCGCGTAATTATTATTTTCAAATATTTTTTCATATCCCGTTTCAGGCGTTTTTCCCTCATCATATTGTTTATTGGCAATCCCAAATTTAAGTTTTTCATCATCGGTTGTTGGTATAGATTTTTCGTATGTATTTTCAAAGTCTTCGTTTGGATTTCGTGGTGTTTTTAAAGGTACGGAAGTTAGACCACCAATGTTTGGTAACGGTAATTCGGTTGTTTTAAAAATTGGATTAAATTTTTGATTGTAATTTGCTTCCGTATTTCCATAATCTTGTCCAGGATTACTGAATGTGTTTGTGGATGTATTTGTGGTTGAAATACCAACACCATAAACACTTTCAGGTCCACCATTTTGTGTATCTAATCTAATGGATGAATCACCCGATGCTAATTTTGTAAAAATCCTCTCATTTTTTCTAAAATCTTCTAATTTTGTTTTGTATTTATCATTATCATCACCTTCCTTACGCGGTATCAATCTTTCGTAACTACCCGCATCCAATTTATCAAATGGTAATATCCCATGTCTTTGTGGTTTAAAACCAATGTGCTGCCCACCAACTGTGGCCAATAAGTTTATAGGTGTCCATATTTTATTATAGGTATTTGTTCGTTGCATACCAAATTGTAATGCCGACCAAACCAATCCTTTGGGAGATAATATAAATCTACCAATTCTATATACATCTATTAATGCTCTTTCAGTAGATGATACAACACCACCCCGTATTAAATCAATACCACCAGTTACGAGAGATTCGGGAACACCAAATCCCCATTTTTGTGGTTCTTTTTCTCTTTTTCTTTGTATTCCCCGCAATACAAATGGTTGATGAAAAATCGGTGGAAATGGGTTAAAAGAATCATCTTGCAAATTATATTGTGAATAAATTTTGTCTATATATGATGGTGAATTTTCTCTTAATAATAAATCACCAATACTTACATATCCCTCTTCATATTTTTTACCATATACCCATTTTTGATTTCCGTTTTGGTAGTTTGCTAATGCAGAACCTTCTAATTTTATTTTATTTCCGGGACTAAACCCCAACCCATAATCACCATTAAAATTTACTTTGGGTGATGTGAATGTATCATTACTAATACCTGTAAATTTTGTATCGTTTTTATCCACAAAGTTTTTTGTGAAGCCGATCACATCATCATTTGGAAAAAAGTTTACTTCACCCAACTTTGAGTTAGGTATTCGTTGTGTAAAAATCCCATTATTTATATCAACAAATTGAGTATTCCTAATTTTTGGTGTAAAACCTTTAGCATCCGTATTAGGAAAATAATCGGTTATTGATATTATTGGCGTTGTAAATTGTGGTGTGAAATTAAAAATTTGCGGAGTTGTAGCGGGTTTATTAGGTGTAGCACCTAATGGATTAGGGGTTGTAGCAGGTTTATCGGGTGTAGCACCTAATGGGTTAGGGGTTGTTTCTCCTAAAAATCTCCCCTCCAAACTCATTCTATTTGGGTCAGTTTCTCCCAAAAATCTTGCCTCCAATGTTAGAGGTTTTGGGGATGTTAAACCTGATAAATTAAAACGAGTTTCTCTCATTTTAGTAGTAAACCCATCCGCAGATGTGTTTGGAAAAAAATCAACACTACTTAATTGTGGTGTTGTAAATTGAGGTGAAAAATCAAAATTATTTGGTGTTGTTTCACCTACAAACTTTTCTATTTTTTCATACTTTGGGGTTATAACAGGTTTATCAGGTGTAGTACTCAATGGTTTAGGAGTTACACCTACCTTTTCAGCAGTTTTTTCTATTTTAGATGGAGAAGATAATTCAGTTAACAACCCAGAAAGTGGAGTCTTATCATTATCATAATTTATTTTTGTAGATTGAGTTTCTACAATAGGTTTTTGTATTGGCCTTCTAAATTTTGATAAATCGGATTTTAATTCTGTTAGTGCCATAGTTTATTTCCCCATTAGTTATTTACATAACTATTAATTGCACGAGAACCACGATTTATCTCACCAACGATTTTATTGTTTAATACCACATTTCCCGGTAATAGGGTTTGAAGATCTTTCCTTAATTCCTGTATTTCTGTTAATAATGGATCTTTTGATTTTTTATCACTGCCACCAGATGTTTCGGTTGAAGAACTACCCCCACCACCATTCAATGCATTTGCTATTAAAGCTATACCAGCCCCCAAAGCAACTAACGCAACCAATGTAGGTATTACGGGAGTCATCGCAGCTAAACCAACAGCCAAAGGTATAAAGGCTAATCCAAGAGCGGCAAATGCAGGAGCTAAACTTAACAATCCGTTGGCTGTTTCTGGTGTTGCTATTTTTACAATAAAATCTCCAATTGAACCTATAACTTCCGCAATGGCTTTTCCTATTGCTATTATTCCTGGTGCTGCTAATTTAAGTGCAAATCCCAAACCTATAATACCAGCAGTAACCACACCAACACCAAGAGCAACTAGAGGATCTGCTGCGAATGCTCTAAATCCTACGGCTATACCTTTCATAGCACTACCAACACCTCTCCCTGTACTACCAATTGATTTACCAATACTACCCACATTTCCACCACCCATACCAGTACCCCCACCATCAGGAACTATGTCAGATACACCACCACCACCACCTTTACCTTTAAACATATTTCCAAAACCAGAACTACCTGTCATTACTTTATTAAAAATCATAGCCTGAGCAACCATTTTTACTAACTCCAATGCACCATTTGCAAGTGATTGACCCAATGTTAATGTAGTTCCAAGAGTAGCTTGTAAAATCGCATTACTTTCTTCCAAAAAGTCATTATTGTTTTTATTAGCCATACCCACTTTTTCCATATTTAATAATTGCTCTTTAGATAATCCAGTCAGAGATTCCATAGCTTCAATTGTTACATCGCTTTGGTCACTTATATTCCCATTAACATCTAATTCATCCTTTAATGCGGTAAGTAAATCATTTTGCGCCCTTAACTTATTATCAGCACCTTCTGCTGTTCTTGCCATCATAGCAGCTTCAGTTAATCGTGATACATTTACTTGTTTACCTGTTAGTAAAGCGATTTTATTTGCCTGCTGAATACTATTTTCAATATCCATCAAAGATTTTGCAGATTGCCGTATCCCTTCTCTCGTAGCACCCTGCTTTACCAATTCTGCGGTTAATCGTGTATTAAGAGCCAATTCTTGTTCAGTAGCATTTACGATTAAGTCCTCATTTTCTGCCATTTCCTTTGCAACTTTATTTGCATTCACACCCACACTACCTGCAATTTCTTGTATATTGGCTTTAACATCACTTGCAGCAATTCCAGCGTTTTGGTATGCTAAAGCCAAATCAACAGCAGATGCTGCATCCCCCGTTAGGGCAGATAATTGAGTAACACCTTTTATCATATCGGATGTTGCCATATTTGCATTTCCATATTGGTCTGCTAATGCTTTTGATGATTCTGCGATAGCATCCGAACCATATATTAATCCGGTCATACTAAAATTTGCTTTGGCGATTTCACCGCCCAATTTTGCGGCATCTCCAACACTCAATCCCAATATTTTTACCATATCAAAAGCAGTTCCTGCTATATTACTAAACGATTCCCCCATTTTTTCAAAAGAACTAATTGCTGCTTTTGCACCAAGTGCAAAAATACCTCCGGTTTTAAATATTTCAGCTATATCTTCACTTCCACCCAAAACCCCCGCTAATTCTTCTCTTAATTCTTCGGTAAGTTGATTTAATTTTTCTTGCGATTGTATTCTTTCATCACCTAAATTAATAAGTCTATTATTACGTTCAACCAAATCATTGGTTATTTCAACGCTATTTTCAATATAATCATTTATTTGTTGTTCGTTTTCAGCAATTTGTTGGGTTAATCTGTTTAAAATATCATTACTTGCATTAATATCTCGTAAAGAACTATATTGTTCTCTAAGTCTTTGATTTAATTCATCTAACAAATTTGGATTCATTTGGTTATTGTCCATATAAAATTACCAAGTTATTTATTAAGCCCAAGTTTTATTTCCAGTTCTTCTCTTTGTTTATCGGTAAGTTGTGGAAAATCTTTCAACAAATCAATTATTTCTTTATCTATTTGATTAATTTTAGCTTGTAAAGCCTTAATTTCATTTTCTTTTTCACGAACAGAACTACTTTTTGGTAACATTTTTGATAAAAGACCAAAAAGACCAGCTTCGGAGATATTACCTTTACGATACTGCCCTATTAATATCTTTTTTACTTCTGATAATTTTGCTTTCATATTACCCTTAATTTATATAATATAAATATAGAAATACCCAATATTTCTATTGGGTATCCTTATCTTCTTTTTGATTGTGATTTTATTCTCGCTGCTTCTTTATCGTGTGCTGCTTTTTCTTCTTTTTTAAACTCAATAATTTTGGTTATATAAAATTGACGTAACCAAATGGGCATGTTATACACATCTGACCAATTAAACCCACCATTACCATGAAATATTAGGTCAAAAATTTGTGAGTGTAATAATTTTCTATACTCAGGTTGATGGCCAAAAAAAGGAAACATCCATAGGTAGGTTTATCTCCCTCCTTTCCCCAGTTTCATCCGAAATAAATTCATATGTTAAATCTACGTCAGGTGTAACTTCATTTATATACTTTCGTAATTCTCGCGAATCTAATGCAAATAATTCGTTATCTACAAAATGATTTATTTTTTGTTGGTTATATTCCCCATCAACCGATAGAATAACAGTTTTTAAACGGGTTGTCAATTCTTTAGAAACATCATCTTTTAACTTTTTATTGACCTTTTTCAATTCTTCCAAATCATGCTTTATTTTTCGGTCTTTAGATTCCGTCAAAGCCATAAAAGTAATTTTTCGCTTGGAATGAGGTAATAAGAACTCAAACTCATTTTTGTTTAATTCTATTTGAGCAGAACCATCATACTCTTTATTTTGGAATTGTGTTAAATCAATTGATTCTTTTTGTTTTTTTCCACTAAATGGGTCGGTAATCTCAACTTCATAATCCCGTCCATATCCCAAAATACGGCTTGAAATCATTATTGCGTTTTTATCACCAACTGTTAAATCGGTGTATTTAATCGGTTCACCTTCTCCATTGGAAATAATAAGTGATTGAAATAATTTATCCAAAACTGAACCATCTCTAATATAAGATTGTGTTGTTAAAATATCTTCTTCCTTTGCAGTCATATATTTCAATTCAATCTTACCCGAAGATAGTGGATTATCTTTTGGATAAATCAACCCACGAGATGGTAATTCTATAATCTCCGTTGGAAAATTGTATTCTTTTAATTTTTGTGTTTCGTAGGCCTGCTTTATACTTTCTACTACTTCTTTATTACTTTGATATTCATCGGTAAGATTTTGGCTCATAACATTTTCTCCTTTATATATAAATACAAAATTAAGATATTTTTAATACAAATTATAAATTATAACTTGGATGTAATTTCATGTGGCAATTTTTACAAAGTGTAACACCACTAACATTTTCTATGGTATGATATTCTATTATTTTATCAACAATTACTTTTTTTTCATTAAAAGTATAATCTTTGGTTTTATCAACGTATATTGAAAGTATTTCTGACATTGTTTGTTTATTGTGGTGAACCTCTAAATTATGACCAGTATTACATTCTTTACACTTAAACCCATCTCTTTTTAATATTTTATATTTCCAATTTTTATATAATCGTTTGTCATTTCTAATTAACATATTAATACTACTACTACCACCATTCCATTGTGATGATGATTTACCATATAAGGCTGGTATAGTTCCATTTAATCGGTTTTTACGCATATTATTAGAACGCCTTTTTAATTCATCTGGATTTGAGTTTATTGTATTACTTGCTTTCTTTGCAAGATTCCATATTCGTTTATCAGTTTCTTTGGTTAATCCCTTACACCAGGGTTCTCGCTCACCATTAGCATATTGATTTCTACGAGTTTCTGCTGAATTATCTATTGCGGTTTGGTTATGTCCCCAATTGTTATGAATTCTAGCAATATGTCCTTTTTTATATTGTCGAAATTCCCCATTGAACCACATCGTTTGTTCACCGCACCCACATTTACAAGTTGGGTGTTCATCATTTAGGTAAAACTCAACATAGAAATCCGAAGATTTTATTTTATGAACTCTACTACTATGCTTTCTTAATGAAACATAATTATCAAATTCCTTATTACATCGTTTACATATATATTCACTCATATATATAAATATGTAACTTTTATTTATGATTATAGATTTCTATAACTTTTTTTATAAAAAAAACACCCCTATTTCCAGAGGTGTTGTAATGTAGTAATTTCCAATAGTTAATATACAATCAAAATTGTAAAATTGCGTAATCATAGGATAATCCAAGTTCAACATTTGCTAATTCAGAGTCTGAAGTATAATCCATATCGGAGAATTTGGCACGAGTGATAAAAGCTCCCTTCAATGTCCATTCTTCAACTTTATCACCAACAGGCCCCAATGAATTAAATGTTATTTCTTTTTTATAAAAGTCGGAATAACCATCTCTACCCGTTACTGATTCGTGTGATAAACGAACCCATTCCATTACTGCTTGCGCGCCAGATGGAACAATCGGGTCATAAAGTGTAATCGTCAATTCCTGCCATTCAGACCTTCCTTTTACATATCTTTTAACATTGATATGGTCAATAGCTACTCTATTTTGTTGTAATTCAGGTCTATTTGCTGCTTTAATTAAATATGCTGGTACACCCTCAATATACATAATAAATCGGTTAGCAACTTTTGGTTCAAAGTTGGTAAACATTATTTCTTGCGGTGTTAATAATTGTGCCATTTATTTCTCCTTATTTCCTATAAATATATCTTTTCCTAAATTATCCTTCTGGGAATGCTGCACCAGTTGGTAATACAGTAAAGTCTAACACTATGAATTCAGCGGTTTTTGCTGGTTGTAAGAAAATATCACCTTTTAAGATATTTCTATCAATTACATCAGGAGTGTTGTTTGTATCATCCATTACAACTCTAAATGCGTACAAACCATTTCTTTGTTGAATTGATTCCAAATAAGGATTAACAATAGATAAGAAACGATTTCTGGTTGCTGCTGTATTATTCTCAAATACTAAATATCTTGAAGAAGATGCGATAAACTTCTTAACTGCAATCAACAACCTTCTTACATTAATTCTATCCAACGCAGATGGTTTAGCTTGTAAAGTTTTCTGTCCGAATACCGTTGCACCTTGTCCTGGGAATGTTGCGATTGGATTTACTCTACCAACATATAATTGGTCTCTTTCATCGTGCGTTAATCTTGTCTTAACTTCAATTACATTTGATAAACCACCTCTATTTAATCCAGCAGGTGCGTACCATTCAGCTGCAACTTGGTCGTTGAATGCTATAACACCAGGTAAAACTACCGAAGGTGGCACCCATACAGGTTTATTTTTATCAGTATCTAATATTTTAACCCACGGATGATAAGTTGCTACATAATTAGAATCGAATGTAGATAAACTATTTACAACAGTTGAAATATTATCACTATATGCACCCCCATCCATTACATAGAATGTATCACCCCTATCTTCACAAAGGTCTTTTGCGTAAGTGGTTACTGAAGAATGTAATCTATTGATAATACCGGGAAGAACAATCATATTCATATCAAACTCGTCAGGATTTGATACCGCATTAATTGCTTTTCTCAATGCAGTAGTTCCTGCTGCTATTGCGGATGAACAATCTAGTCCCTGTGTATTTCCCGGTGAAATGCTACTACCAACCTCTATTTTTCTATTTGGTGCAAATCCATCAAATCCACCTTGAAAAGGGACCATAAATCTTCTTGAATCCAATGCAGCAGTTGATGCTCCGGCGCCTGATGTTATAGGAGCACCATTTGATTCACAAGCTGCCAAATCAAAATCAGAGCCGGCTGTAATTAAATTGGTTTTAGGAAGTGGATTTAAGAAATTTAAATTATCGGTAGTTACAAAATCATATGAATAACCTAAAAATACTTTTTTATTGTATGAACCCCCCAAAGATTGACTTACTACATAAGTTGGTGATGGAACAGTACCAGCATCACTTGGAATTGGTGAATTTAATGCCCCAAATCCAAATGGAACTAATGTCGCATCATTTGCTAACGCATCTACATCAGTATCTACCTCAACTCTAACATAAACTGAATTGTTTGCGTAATCACCATTTGTGGATAATTTTCCATTAGGATTTCCATTAGGATCTACAATAATATATCTATCTCCAATAACCCGTTTGATGTAATTTGGTGAGTTAGGGTCAAGATTTAAGTTTGAAAATTGTTCAACAATGTTTGGACGAGAGTCCGTATCTTGTACATTCTGTCCGAAAATTGAATAAGGAATTTTAGATGTATCTACCCTTCTAATTACAACATCAAATGAACCATAATCTGTACCAGGAACATCACCCGATACTTTAATATTTTGAATACCAACCTTTAATTCATAGTTTGTAGAATTACCGTGTGATAATGTATGAAACTTAAATAGATTTTTCGCCGTCCCACTAATCTTTTGAGATTTAATCCAAGGGGTGGATGCTACTGAGTATTCGTTTTCAAAATTAAAAGTAACAAATGAACCAGTTGCAGCTACTACAATTCCTCCTGTTGCAAATGATTGCGATTGAAATGTATTAAAGTTTAAGTAAGTATATGCTGTCTTTGAACTTTTTGGTAAATAACCATAAGTTTTTGTAAAATAATTGGCGTTACTTGGATTCATTGATGCGGTAATTCCGGTTGAAGGAACGTTTGATCCTGAAAGTGTCAGTATAAAATTAGAAGCGGATGCTGGAGCAGTACCACCGCCCACATTTCTTACCATCGAAGAACTAAATATATTCGTTAGAGTTGACGTACTTGAAAGTGAACCTGAAATAGTAGGATATAATACTGCTGCTACCCTATTCCCAGCCGAAGATGAAATTGTTAAAACCAACGGTTCGCCAAATGAATATCCGCCTGTTCCCAATACCCTAACAATAGTTGCGTTTGGTGCATCTTGTAAATAAGCTTGAGCAGTATAAGGAAGATAAGAATCCTCCGTTAAACCGCCAAACTTTTGTTGGAATTCATTAAATGATTGTACTTGCGTTGGGACAAATGCAGGTCCTTTGATGGTTTGTCCAATAAGGACACCACCTATTTCTGCTACCCCCTGTGGTAAAAATGATAAGTCACGCTCCCGAGTGAAAACGCCAGGACTAACAATTCTTTCAGCCATTATATTCTCCTAATAGTTTTTGTTTCTATATAATAAATATAGAAAAATTAGGGAAACCTATATTTATTGAGCCGATGTAAAGGTATTTGTATCAATATCATATGAACCCACCCCATACTTTTGAGTAAGTTCTTTTCCAAACTCATTTTGTGTTTGAGCGAGTTCTTTATAATTTTTAATTAATTCTTCCTTTTCGGACCGTAAATTTGCGAAAATTTCCTCTAATTCTTTGGATTGTATTTCTATTTCTCCAAGTCTTGCCGTAACTGCCAAATTTTTTTGACGAAAATCTAAAAGTTTTTTTCTCTCAGTATCTTCAAATTGTTTTACTAATTTTTCTTCCATAGATTTTGTTGTTTAATTGTTTGGTAATAAATATTAAAATTATTTTTATAAAATAGTTTAATTCCCACTTAATTTTCGGTTTTCTTCAAATAAAATTTTTCTAATAGAATTCATTTTTCTATTATTGTTTTTAATTCCCGTATATTCAGGTACTATATATGCTTTTGTTACTAAATTAACAGTTGCTCTCACAATTCTATCATCATTCGTATCCTGCATTGTTTCAAAATTGTAACCATCCCCTTTTATTTGAAATTTAAATCTATCACCAAAAGACCTGCCCTGAAAAAAAATAATTTGCTCAACTACTTTGTTTAATTGTTCCATATAATCACACCAAATACTCATTTCATACGAAACATCTAAATAATCAGGTCTTTCTACTGCTATATATTGTTTTACAGGTTTTTGGTCTGTTAATATTGAAAATTGATCATACCTATTAACCTTTGTGTATTTTACCTCAAATGCCTGATGTGAGTCCTCCGAATTCAATACTTTTAATTTTGCAGCATTTTGATTTGGTGAAAGTGATGTTCTCTTAAAAACAATAATAGGTGTTTGTATTTTACCATTTCCATCACGTATAAAAGAATCTTTTTGTGCAGATGCCCATTTTTCAGGATTTGCATATTTAACTATTACAGATATAATTTTACCATCATCCTCTACAAAAGGTTTTACATCTTTTACTAAAAAATCCCTAAAAGCAAGATCAATATCATATAACCCAATAGAAATATTTTTTATTTCATCATTATCACGACGAGTATCTAATGCTTTATTTCTAACATTTTTATCTAAAAAATTGTCTGAATAATTATCCATATGTTAAATTCCCATTGGTATATAAGTATCATTCATATTAGAATTCCCAAAACGAACATCAACCAACTTAATAGATGATTGTTTTGTTACATGCGCAAGACATGAAATAGAAAGTGATGTTCCATGCCCATCTCCACCATCCCAAGTTTCGGGATTTTTACCTACAAATAATCGGTTTTCATTTATATTATCAACTAAATAATATTCATCATCCCAATATATTATATCACCTACATCAGGCTTTACATCTTTATCATCTTTTAAAGTATCTCTTAAAAAGTTAAATGTTGCTGTTTTAGTGTAAGATTGTCCAAACTCGTCGGAAACGGGTTCAGTATCTTGTCTATCAATTAAGCAAGGGATTTTGACTGGATTATAAAAATATTTATCTTTACTTTCCCCATAAAGATTAACTAATGATTCATCTAATACAGGTTTATAATAATAGA